TAAGGCAACGCCTTGTGCATTGCGAAACTATCCGGCTCCCACAGATTAAATCTACATTTTCTACCCAGTAAGGACCGTAGTGAACCGCTTGAGCTACGCTCGTTTAGCTTGTTTGTGACGCCGTTCATCAGTCCTTTAACAAACGGTACGCGGCTATGGTATTGTTTTATAATGTCTTTTGCTTCTTCGACAGATATATCGAGTTGCTCTGACAATTTATTCACGCCCATGCCGTACATCATGCCTAGATTTATTGTCTTGGCTTGTTTACGCGGTATGTTTGCCATTTCGGCTACCATTGTATGGAAGTCCGTGTCTGGATTGTCATTGTATTCTTTGACAAACTCATCTGTACCTTCCAAGGCCGAGCCCCTGTAGACGCTATATGTCTTGGCAAAATGCACCAAGATCCGTGGTTCCTGTTGCGAGAAGTCAATGGCCGCCCACTGGTCACCTTCTTCTGGTAGGAACAGACTTCGGATCATTGGCCCCAGTTCTGGATCGCGGGCAGGGATTTGTTGTAGGTTGGGGTTTGACATTGATATGCGCCCCGAAACCGTACCGCCATCGTCGGATCTAATCTGGTTTATGTGCGAATGTATGCGTCCATCGGCACGACAGTGCTTGAGTATTGTATTTATAAACGTGCCAGACGTTTTGTTTAGGTTTCGAGCTTCAACCACGAGCTTGGCTAGTGGGTGTTCATGCTCTGCCAGAAACAGTTTTGTAAACGACGGTGCGCCCTTTTCTGTCTTTGGGTAGGTTATGTCAAGTTTATCAAACGCTTTTGATAAAGATTGAGCCGCCCAGATTTCTAAATCTGTACCGGCCAGACGCTTAATTTCTTTCATTACTTCTTTTTCGCGCTTGAGTAGCATGTCTCTGGTGCGCTCGACGCGGTTTTGATCTACGCGCACACCTCGGAAGGTCATGTCTACCAGACAAGGCAGTAGGTCCAGTTCGAGATTTGCTATGTCCCAAAGATCCTCTTTGCCCAGTTGCACAGAAAAGTAATTCCAAAGCTCTAATGTCAGGCTTGCGTCAGCTTCTGCATATGGTCCCACATACATTGCGGGCATTTTCCACATCTCGGCTTTAGGATCTATGCCGAACTCTCTTGCCGCTGCGACAAGGGCTTTTTCTGATTTCGTTTTATTGAGGTGGTCGTATGCCAAAGCGTTGAGGCTGTAACTAAATCTGTTCTCGTCAAGCAACGATGCAACAACCATCGTATCTATAATGCGGCCGTTGACGGTAAAACCCATCTGCCTGATCCAACCCAGATCATACTGGGCATTGTGCATGATTTTATCGGCCGGACACTCGAATACTTTCTTGAGCCACCTGTTGACGACTTTCTCGTCCAGATTGCCTCCGCCGAAGTGTCGAACAGGAATGTAACCGGTCCAATCCTCTGTGGCTATTGCATAACCAACAACTTCGCCATCACCCGTAGGCCAACCGGGCCCGTTTTTCTTTAGGTTTGGATCTTTTGTTTCGACGTCGATAGCTATTTTTTTAGCTTGGGTTAGATCGGGTAGTTCTAATGGGGGCACCCATTCACTTTTTGGGGCGAACATGGCCATTTGTAAACCTGTCAATTTTTATTTCCTCATGTTGAGGGCCCGTCAGTTCTGCTCCGAGGGCCGTGTATCCTGCCTTATCGATCCATGAGTCTACATGGTCGATTGATTCTAGTAGTCGGCTTGTTTTGACCCAGTCCATCATTAAAGCCACGTGGGCCGGTGTCAGCAATCCGTGGGACATCATGGCCCCTTTTATTATTATGTTCCACCCTTCTGCAATACGAGCGTGGTTTTCGTAAGCATCACCGTAGTGTTCTGCTCTGTCTCCGGTAATTAGCTTTAAAGCTTCTTCTAATACGTCTTCACGTTTCATCTTCTTTCTCCCTTGGTAAGTAGACCATGACAAAAGTCCCACATTTTGGACAACTCAAGTTTGTTTCCATGCTATGCTCCGGATCGTCTTCACAATCGTGATCCCCACCCCAGATAAGTTCCGTTTTACAATGCCAACAATTCATAGGTCATAACTCCTTGATACGTCTTCGGGCTCTACAATGTAGAGGTTTTGTTTGGTTCTGGTAACGCCCACATAAAACACGCGGTGCATGTCGTCTGGATTACGGCGCATCTCTTCGTCAGCCGCCGGACTAATGTCGGTAAACAGGACAACGTTCTCTGCCTCGCCGCCTTTTGCACCGTGGATCGTGGACGCTGTAATACGGGGTATGCCGTTGAACTTTTCTTTTCTGCGTAACAGTGCGGTAATGTATGCCCTGTCTGTCTCTGGTAATTTATCCATCGCTTCGGACCAGATCATATCGTCGGTAGCCAAGAGGCCGTGTTTACCCGTTAGGTCCGACATGCTTACCAAGTCGGTATCTTCTATGCCCGGTATTTTTTTAAAGCCACGCTTAACGCGCTCACCAATTGACATAAAGCTATATATTTTTCTGGCGACGTCTCCTGTAATCTCTCTGCCTTGGCGTAGCTGTTCCCATCCGTTGACGGCTTCGCTTATCTTTTCAGAGATGGACCGGTGGCCGCGATAGGTAAACAGGTAACCGCTAGATCGTAGGTCGGCGGCTACTGGATTTAATTGGTATCCGGCTTGTGATAAAATGAGCCAAGTACCTTGCGACATATCCAAACCACTGATAGTGTCGATCCGCGTCACATTACCGGGTTCGTCCTTGGGCTCATACCTTTTTGGGAAGCGCCTGTTAATGCGACGCACGACACCTTCAGCTATTCTATGAACCTGACGCGGTACGCGGTAAGATTGACTAAGCGTTTCAGATCCGCCCGGTAGGTTGATGAACTGGTCTACGTCTGCGCCTGCCCATCTATAAATAGCTTGGTCATCGTCACCGGCTGCATACATACGTTCCGAGCTTTTATCCAGTATATGAGCAATATCCCACTGTAACGAACTTAGATCCTGCGCTTCGTCCAGAAAGCATATGTCAAACTTGGGGCAGTACTCGAAAGATTGATTAACAAATTCCTGTAGCATGTCTGTGAAATCATAAAGTCCTAACTTTGTTTTGTATTCGCGCAGGCATTCGTCCACATATTTTACTGTGTTCCAATCTTGCTCAAGGTTACTGTTGTTATATTCCTTACGAAGGTCAGACTTTTTAAGACGCGTCAGGTTGATAATACCAAGCACCGGATCTGACCCAGACACCATGTCGGGCAGATCGTTGTCAAAGTTTACAGACTTGGCCTCGTTCAGCGTAATACCGATGGCTTTGCTGAGTTCGCGGTAGTTCTCTGCCTGCATAACTTGCTCTGGGCGTATGTCCGTCATTGTAAGCGCCAATGAGTGCAGTGTACGGAAAAACATTAAGTCTTTCTTAGGGTCGAGGTTAAACCTCTGTGCGGCGCGTTCCTTGGCCTCTGTGGCGGCCTTCTTGGTAAAAGCGAGAAAGGCTATCCGGTGCGGATGCACACCACTAGCCAGAGCATCGTCCACCATATTAAGAAGCGTCGTTGTTTTCCCTGTTCCCGGCGGTCCGAATATCCTCAACATGTCTTTCTTTCTCCCGTTTGTATATTTGTTGCACACGTTGTTTCGAGACGTTGTAACGTTTTGCAACGGCGGTCTTTGTCATGCGTTGTTGATCTATCAGTCGCACGATTTCCTGATTACGGTCTTCGGTCAAAACGGAGCCTCCCCTTGTGATCCGAACTGCGGTACGGTAAAGTCCATGTCCGCGCTTTCAAAAGATGGTATTTTCCACACTCTTACGGCCCTCCCTTTAATTTTTAAAACAACACTCTCGCCGTTAATGTCCCGTAGACGTTGGGCTATCTTATGTGACTTATATTCGAAAAACTTATTTTTGCGAAGAAAGCCTTCGAAATCTTTTAGTCTAAAGAATGTTATGTCAGAATCCTCGTCTGTCCAAGGGCGACGCAATAATATTTCTTCTTTATCTTGCGCTTGCTGTTGGTGACGACAGAACTCTTCTAAGTAATCGTAGAACTGCCCGCTGATGCTTGCATCTTGTGCAACCTCAATGATTGCACTTTCGTTATCGCGCATTTCAGTCATCAAGGTGCTTATCCGACTTTCCCATTGTTGGTTGGCAACGGACCGAGGCATGAAGTTAAGCTGCTCTGTGCAGATGTGTTGGAACCGCTTCTGGTTCATCAACGCTTCCGTGTCTAGCTCCAGAGGCTCTCCGTTAACGTCCATAAACCATACAGGCGGTACTGAGTTGTATTTGCGTAGGTTGGCTATTGTAGCACCGCTTACAGCGGCTCCTATACCGTGTTTACGTGTACGGCATAGGTCCTTATTGCAATGCGCGTTGATTGGAGCATCCGAGCATTTAAAAGCGTAGTCCTTCCGCGCAACTTGCTTGGCTACTACGTTTACTTCTGGCAGAGGCAAAGGCGGAGACAAGAACTCCATATTGTACCTGAGTATTTCTGACTCCCAACTATCTGGATACGCTTTCCGTAAATAAACGCCAATGTTAAACAGACCGTTGTTTCTGCCACCTTCGCTAATCTTGGACTTACAAAGGATCTGTAGGCATGGTGGTCCGTCCTGTAGCAGTTCTGTTTCTCCACTACTCATGACCTGTAGCTTAACCACCTCTTCCGGCGTCTGTACAAATTTATCGTACAGTTCGTAGAACTCTTCTATGGATGCCGACGTACCGTCATCAAGAAAAGCATACCGCAATCCGTTCTCTGCATCGTAATACGGTAGGTTTAGAAAGTTACCTACATCACCACGGTCCAAGTGCAATTTAACCTGCTTGGGAAAGATTTCGCTTTCGCCATAGCCGAGAGCCGCGGACATATGTTGCAGAGCTTTCTGCATGTCCCGTGCTTCTACCCACTCTGTAGAGAACAGGAAGCAATGCGCTCCGCCCGACTTAGATCGGCATACCACCAAAGGTAACTTTAACCGTCGTATCTTCTCAACCAGAACTTTATGGTCCAAAGGATACTGGTCAATATCTATACAGCCCCACTTACAGTTATTATCCTCGTTGATCGGTATAATGCCGAGCCCCGTGGTTTTACCAAGCAAGTGGTTATGCCAAAGCTCCGGGGTCCGAGGTTCGCGTAACACGCCTGCCTTACCCTTGGCTTTGCCATTTGAGCCTGTCTTTTCTATTTTGAAGTAGCCGTAAGCTTCCTTCAGTCCATCAAAGATGGATGCAAACTTATTAATTTCCATTACTGCCCCCATACGAGAGAGACGGGGCTAATGCCCCGCCTCGTGATGATTAAAACGGTATATCTTCTTTGCTACCAGATTCATCGTTCGTATGTTTGACAACAACGTCCCCTGCGGTAATGCTGTTTGCGAACTCCTTGGATCGATTATAAAGATCGAGATTTGGAGTAGGTCCTTCAACGGACATTTCCCAACCATGCCAAGAACCTTTGCTGTTCTCTTCAAAGGTAGTCTTGAGGTTGTAAACAAATCCAAAGCGTGGCGGAGTAAAGGGTCCGTTCTTGCCTTGTATCTGTCTGCTCATCATCATGCTATTCCATTTACGTGACTTTTTAAGTTGCGTAGACTTCATAGCAATCAGAGCAGTTTCGGCGGCACCATCGTCGTTGACAAGCAACACAAAGTGTTGATGCGTTTCTTCGATGTAATCGCCCTCGCCGCCTTTGACGTAATCTTTATTGTCGTCAGGCGAACGCTCTGTTTCCGGACGCGCTTCATCCGGTGCGTACATGGCAATAGGAGCCCCACTGCCTTGTCCTCTTGGGGACCATTGAATGAATCGACGTTGATACGCGCAAGGTATAACCTTAACACCTGTCTCTCCATCAAAGCATTGTCCCGTAACCGTATTGTATATATCCCCTTTACGGCCTTTAAAGTTACGGTCATCCAGAACGGGATCGTTACCAGATAACACTTTTAGAAATGGAAGAGCTAAGTCTTCCTGACCAATGTTTTCAAATCCAACACTGGCGTCTGCTTCTAATACAGACATGTCAAACTCTACTACGTTCGACGCTTGCTTTTTTGCAACTGCTTTATTGTCAGCCATTTTATTTTCCTCTCTTAATAACTGCGCGTTGACCTACCCACGCCCCAAACAATTCCATTGGGAACGCGTCGCCTGCTTCCACTCGCTCTTTTACAAAAGCCCGTAACGTCTGCGAGTGTATTTCTGTTTTTTGATTTGCAACATAACCTTCTTTAGAAGCAAATGCTTTAAAGGCGGATGCCTTATCGTCCTCACCACGCCCAAACGAACATGTGACATTATTCTTTATGATGTCATCATATCCATTTTCACGTAGCCAATCGTAAGCTTGAGGCCGATTGTCTACAAGTATTGAAGCACCGTAGGTTGGTTTAACTTCAACCATTGAACCATCATCCAGTTCAAACTTGTTCATGCCTACCTCTTGCATTACAGCGGGCATGTCTTCGTCAGTAAGTTTATT